AACTTTGTATTAACGGACCATGCCTCGGCCTCATCCGTACTGATCTCCAGAAATGCGGCAGGGATGGCCGGCGTGTATGACAGGCCTGTGCCAACAACGTGACTGACAGTGGTGTTCAAGGCGCCGAGCGCCAGGGGCGCGTTGCGCATCTGGTCGCGACTGCGGCCGCGCAGCGTGGGCAGGTCACGGATCGTGTCGGTATTAGCAGATCCCGCCGTGGTGAACCAGCGGCTAAGCGCGGCCCTGTCGATTCTGGCGCCGGTATAGCCCCCGCCCAGCGCCATGTTTTCGCGCGCGGCTGTGCGTTTCTCGGCGTACTCCGGCGCCACATAGGCAATCGCCTTGTCGAGTAGCGTCTGCTTGAGCGGTGAAGTGAGCTTTTTATTCATATCAACCACGCGCCACGATAGTCCGACTGCGGCTGCGACCAACCTGTTTGCGCTGCAAATCTTGGACGCGATCGTTCCAGGTGCTGATACCTACTTGAATAGCTGCCAGGTCGGCACGCTTGAATTCACGATTTCCGATCTTGTAGGACTGGTTGGACAGAACGGCGATTTCTGCAGTCATGTAGCTTTCGAGCTGCGCCTGCGCCTGCTCTAATGTGATTCCGACCATTTGATACCTCCGATGTTGGCTGCGAGTCTATTGCGAGGCGACGTCTCAAAACAGGGCAAATTGAGACGTCAGCCTGCGCGGTTCTTCATCACGCGATACAGCGTCGCGCGGCTAATTCCATGCTTTTGAGTAATCTCGCCGGTGGTCATGGTGGTCAGACCATCCGAGTAGACCTGGTCCCGCGCTTCGCTAGTCGCGTGCTTCTTGCGCTTAGGTATACGCACGCGCAGTCCGCCGTACTGAGCGCGGATCTTCTCCTCCACGGCGCGCGCTGCGGCCGCGTCTAGCCCAGCTCCCAAGCACGCGCGGAGGATTACTTCGACGATGTCGGGATCCGGATCTAAATTCACCGCGCGCCCCTCCGCGTGTTCTTAAGCGAGATGCGGCCAGTGGTCATACGCTTCTGCGGTACCACGGGCGTTGCCGACCTGGCTGGGCGCGTGTCAAGCGAAGCGCTTGGTTCGTCGGCCCGTGCCGGGGCCGCACCACCAGGTTCCGCAGATGGCTCCGCAGCGGCGGGTTGTGGCAATTCCACGCCCTTGAAAAGATCGCGGTTCGGCGGGTTCAACTTGTCGCGGCGCCCCTGCCAGTATCCCTCCGGTTTTTTATTCAGCCCAAGGTGGTAGGCGGCAGCCAAGTTGTAGACCATCAGGTCCAGCGCCTCGTTGCGGTCGCCAGCTTTCTTTTCCCACACACTGACCTTGCGTCCCTTCTTGAAGAGCGTGATGCGGTACTCTGCCGTCAGCTGCTTGTAATAGTCCTCGGGCAGGCCATCCGAAAAGTGTACGGCGCCGGCGCCCCGCGCACGATCCCATCGAGACGCCAAGTAGTCTTTCGCCGTGTCGGTTCCGATGAACCACAACTGACCGCCTCGACGCTCGACCTTGCCCCGGTGGTTGATGTCAACGATTGTTGGCTTCGTGCAGATGATGGGACGGGCCGGACGCGACTCGCCTTTGATGGCAAAGACGTTACGGCGCCGACGCGTGTACGTGAAGTTGTAGACGTCCTGGGTGTGCCCACCGCCGCTGTCCACGAACGTCGCTTCGATTGACATCATTTCGCCATGCACGTGCCGGTATTGCGTCCCGATCAGCACATCCGCCTTCGCCCACGTGGCGTCCTCGCTCGGCGATCCGTGGATGATCTGGTAGTCGACGATCCATGATTCCATGCCTTCACCCCAGGCGACCACCTTGAACTCCAGCCGGTCGTTCTGCGTATCGATTGCCGCAGTCAGAACCAGGCCGCCAGCGGGAACGACACCCAGGCGATAAGTTTCGGCGCGGTTCATTAGATCATCGTGTTTTGCCTGCTCTTTCTTGCGCTCCCACGACCTGGCCAATCGAGTGTTGTAGAACACGATCATCAGCTCTTCGCTGCCCTCGTCCAACTTCGCCTTTGCGGTCGCGTACTCGCGCAGCAGTCCGATCCAAGGAAACCAGCCGTACGGAAGAAACATGGCGCTGATGGTGACGCTCACACGGTCGGGGTGCGGCACGCCCTCGGACCAAAGCCCGCGCTCAAACATGCGCCCCTTGTCCTGTTCGTACATGAATGCGCCGCAGTCCTCGCACGGATACATGGCGTTGTTGCCGCACTCGGACACCTGCAGGCGCTCGAAGATCAGCGGCTGCGCGTGCCCGCAATGGACGCACTCGGCCAGCGCCTCCTGGCGGGTCCCACCCTCGTACAGCGTCTCGATTGCTGACTCGTCTTTGATCGTGGGCGAACTGGGGAAGTAGGACTTGCGGTTCCGCTCGTAAGTGGTCTGCCTTGCTTTGGCCAGCGCGGCCGGATCGCCCTCGCCATCAATGTTCGCCCCGGAGCGGTCGATCTCGTCGTAGACCACTCGGCGGACCGATATCTCCGAAAGGTTGGCCGCCGCGCCGGCCGACACGATCGTCAACGCGCCGCCGATGTATTCCTTTGTATCGAGCGTGTTGACGGCGTCGCGGGAGCGAGGGTTAGCCACTCGCTCGGCCACCTCGGGCACCGCAGCGATGGTCTTGGCGATCCTGGTGCTGGCGCGCTTTTGCAGCTTGCCGGTCGGGATGATCCACAGGAAGTTGGACGGCGACTGGTGGACACTGCAGCAAAAAAAATTCAAGGCCACCTGCGTCTTGAGCATCTGCGACGCGCCCATCACCACCACCTCTTTGCATGGATGGTTGTCGGACAACGCGTTCATGACGTAGCGCGCGTGAGGCGTCCTGCTTGTCCGGTACTTTCCGTACTCACTGGCGCCCGATTCCTTCGGGATGAACATGTACTTATCGGCCCACTCGTCCACGCTCATGCTTGGGTCTAGTTCAAGACCCCGAGCAAAAGCTGCGGCAACGGTGTCGATTGCTGGTGTCATTCCGAGCCGGACTCCATCCCGCCGGCGGCGCCGTTCACGGTAAGTTTGGTCAGCAGGGTGCGCGCCAGGCTTTCGATCAGTGCGCGGTGCTCGCGATCGATCACCACCTCGCACTCGTCGGCAGTCTGCAGGCCAGCTACCTCGGCAGCAATACGGCGGGCGCAGTTGGTCAATCCGTCCCGAAGCGAACGCGCGACCTCGAACAGTGACGCGTCGACGTCCGCCTTATCCAGGTACTTGCCGCTCATCTCGGCAGCTTTCATCTCCGCGATATCCGCCTCAGACGACTCGCGACGCGCGCGCTGCTTTGCATACTCGCTGGCGCTAGCGGAGTTCGCACTTTTTTCGGGATCGCCAGCGTCTTCCTTCCCCCCACTGCCTGCGCCAGCCCGTAAGCGCGTATTTTCGCGGTAGAGAATGGACGCCTGGTCAGGGTCGAGCTTGCCATCGGTGACCGGGATCCCGCAGCGGTTGACGGCCGAGTAGCCTTGCTGGCGCGAGATACCGATCGAGGCGGCCCACTTGGCGATTGTTGTCAGGTTCGGCATGTCAGGATGGGGTTGTCAGGCAATGTGTAAGGAAATTCTTGGGCCGGTGGCTAGCGCTTCGACGGGGTCTGAACTACCCTCGGTAGGCATGTTGCCCGGAAGTACCTAAAGGGGGTGTCGTTGCATATATGCAATGTTGCATCTTATTAACGCAATTGGGCACTGGCTGCGGCCTTGACGATCTCGACGTCGAAGTGGCCGGGGAAATGCGTTTTGGCCTCGCGCTCGCCGACTTCGAAGAACTTGAGAATCGGTCGATACGTCGCCCTGCGCGCATACACGAACACTGGGCGCACTGCGCTACCTGCTCCGAACTTGCGGCGCAGGTAGACACCAGGCTTCAGGCCGCCCGAGGTGACGGGCACTGCGAAGTAGGTCACGCCCTGCTTTGCGATGGTGCGGTTCGACCTGGTGCTGCCCGTGCTTCGTGACTCGTAGCCGGCGCCGCGCTGTAACCGCAGCTGCGAGAGGATCTGGATGATCTGGCTGCGCTTGACGTTGCCATTCGCGTCCATCTGTGCACCAGCAGCAGGGACAGCCACGTAACCGGGTGGCATCAGCCTGGCGGCCTGCAGCGCGACCTCCAGCCCCTTCTGCCTACGCTCACCACCAAAGATCTGAGGAGAGAGGTAGCGGTCTGCTGGCGTGCCCTTGCCGTAGATATCGTCCTTCAGCCAGAGACGCGCCTCGAGCTTCGCCTTGGTGGCGCGCTGAGTAACAGTGCTGTTCAGCGTGTAGTTTGTCGGGCGGTCAAACGCCCTGCTCATTTCCTTACGCATGCCCGGCTTGACGTTCACCACCACCGTGCGGGTGAGGGCCACGGCCGCAGCGAAATTGCCTTGCCGGCCGAACTGCTGTATGCGCTGCGCTACATCGGGGAAGTTGGACTCAACACGGATTCTCATAGGGCCTCTTGTCGCGGTGTCGGCATAGCCTGTGCAGACGTCTGCACTGGCCCACAACCCGCGACGATTCCCCGCCCAAGATTCACTTGAACAGCGAGAGGCGTGCCGTTATGATTGCCGCAATACTTACTGCTGGAATAAAAAAGCCCTGCATATAGCAGGGCAAACATGAAAGCGCGTATATCCACCGCTTGGGATCGCGGGTCGAGACGGATCACCACCTTTCGCTGTTGAGATTAGGTACTCGACACAACAGTCTCGGAAACGCAAAAAGCCCGCAGTGCGGGCTTTGGATACAGTTACTCCGAGAATGACGGGAATATATCCTGCTGGAACATTTTCCGCAAGCACTTACTTCTATGGGGGAATCACGCCCTGCGTGGCAAACAACGGCGACAACCGCTCTATCGCCATGTCCTCCAGTTGCCGCACGTGATTCTTGATCTTCCATGACGCCCTCAAGTACATCGTGTGGTTCCCACCAAAGCGCTCGGCCAGGTCGCGCGCGCTGATGTCGACCTTCTTATGATTGGCGAACACGCGCCCCAACATGAAGTCAAAGGCCAAGGGCTTAATGCGCGGGAACAGGGGCGCGAAATAGCTGGATAGGCCCATGATTGCCGAGATGCGCTCTGGCGAGAAGGCAAACCGCCTGCAGGGCGCTCCATCGGCTCCCAAGGGTCGGCCGTTGTCGATCAGCCGGCATGACTTGCCTTGGTCGAAAGCGGCCTTGGCAGCCTGTGCCACGCTTTCCGCTGCGTACACTGCGTCGGCGAGGGCGCGTACCGAGGCACGGGCGGCCTGGTACTCAGTCGCTGCGCCATCGCCTCCCGCTATTACGTCCAGGTCGACCCGCGCCGCCACGAGCTGCTCGCGCAGGATGCGGACCTCTGTTACCGCTGCATCTAGCGCGATGCACGTGCCGTCATCATGAGCAACCACGTCCTCGAATTCGGTCTCGCCGTACTTCGCCTGCAGCACCCACTTCTCAAGGTTAGGCAGGGTTGCCACGGCACCGGTGATCCTCGCGCACTGCGCCCTCACATCGCCTCCAGTCAGGCCAGCGAAGTTGACGGCGCTACCCTTCTCGCCCCGCAGCTGGTCGAGCCAGTGAGTTTGATTCAGATCCAGGTGGGCAGACTCCATGACGCGGATCAGCGCCTTGCGCAGGGGCGCGTCCTGCATGGCCTGCTGCGCCATCACCAGGAACGCTACGTGCACCGCATGACCGGCACTTCCAAAAATCGCCTGCTCGTTCTCCATCATGGCTCCCATTCGATATCCCCTTTTCGTTGCGCCCTACGAGCGCTTGTTTTCGTTGCTTCATGCCGGCGGCCGTCAGGCGCCACGGTGACTGTGTGGTTACCTGCTTCGTCCCGCAAAACCCTCACGCCAGCGTACGGAACTGGCGTGCCCAACGCATGCCCGTTCTCAGTGATCGAGAACACAGGGTCGCCGGCCATGCCGGCTCGGATAATCCCGTTGATGAAGTCCTTTCCAAACGCAGAGCGCAGATCGTCGATAAGCGCCGCCGAGAGTGGCATCTTGTCCCGCAATTCACCACCGGCCATAACTGCCTCCGAAGTGCTGCTTGTCCAACCCTGCAAAGGTTGGACAATAGGTTGGACGGCTGGAACCCGCATGGATGCTAGGTTTGACAACCTCCCAACCCTCCCAACCTAGTTTTAGGTTTCTTGGGAAGGGAAGTAGCCCCGGTATCACCACACGCGCACGTATACGTGCGTAGGCGCGTGGCGCGTGCGCATGTGGCTTGGCGAGGTTGGGAGGTTGGCGAGGCCTGTATCCATGCGGGTTCCAGCCGTCCAACCTCAAAAATGTTAGGTTGGACGGCTGGCCGTCTTGGTCGTTGAAAACCGCACAGCATTTCGGAGGTACTACCTTTTCCGCCTGCGCTGAAAGCGCCCGCGATCCCTGGTAATCCGCCGACGCGATCCGGTTCAACACGTTAAAGTGGCAGATCATCATCCACCCCTTCCACAACAACAACTGGAGCCACCTGGGGCGCCTCAGGGCGCGCGTAGTACCGCTCGCGCGCGCCATCGGTATCCCTGCCCTTAATCCATTTCAACTTGCGCATGATGGCCGAGATACGCATCGTTTCGACCTTGGCCGGCCCGAGCTTCGACAGCTCGAAATGCAGGCCACGCGTGAGCAGCTCGCGCACGGTAACGCGCTCGGGCTTCGTCCCCAGCTGAAGCTTGCCATCAGCATCGATGCCGTTGATGTACTCGTAGATTCGGCCATGCCATGGGTCCGGGATCTCGCGGTTCTCCTGCTGCTCGTCGATGAGCCGCTCCTGCTGCTCGCGGGTGGGATACCACAACGTCCCGCTGTTGAGCATTGCGATGGCCTCGGCAAACAGCTGGTCGCGGTCTCGGATAAGTGCGTCGATGTCCAAGCGGCCGGTCTCTACAGGCCAGAAGCGCCGGTTGCCAGTAGTGTCCTTGAAGTACTCGTTTTCGTTGGTCGTGGCGGCAAACGCGCAGCGCCTAGGCATATTCTTCATGCGCCGGCCGTACGGTTCGCGGAAGCGGTCGATGGTGCTCGACATGAACGCCTTGATCGCGGTGACCTCGGAACGATTGAACTGCTCCAGCTCGGCCACCTCGTACAGCAGCACGCCCTGGATGGATAGGTAGCCGTCCTTTTCACCCATCCTGAACGGCGTGTCGGCAAACCAGTCACCACCCAGCACCTTTAGGGCGGTCGACTTGCCACGGCCCTGCCCACCCTCGAACACCGGGGCATGGTCGTGCTTGACGCCGGGCCGGTATCCTCGGACCACGATACCCACAAAGAACATGGTCGACACCAGCCGCAAATACTCGCTGTCCTTGGCGCCCCAATACGTAGAAAACGCCTCAGCCACGCGTGGCCTTCCGTCCCACATCGAGCCGCAGCGGTCGAGGTAGTCGGTCACCGGGTTAAATGCGTGTTCGCGCGCCGCCTGCGCTACACCTCGTTCAATATCTCCGATCGCAGCCAGCAGCAGCCCATGCTTGTCGGCCATGTACATGCCGAGGCGGAAATCGTCGGACTCTGTCCATTCACCCGGCTCTGACGGCCACGGAGTGCCCTTGCGCTTGACCTGTAGGCCCGAGAACAGGTCAAGGCCAACAATGCCATTGAGGCGCTTGTCCAGCTGCATCACGGTGTACACGTTCTCGCGGCAACCCTTCACGCCCCCGTTACCGGTTCCGATCAAACGCGCCCGGATATTGACGACTGGGGCTTGCTTTGCGCCAGGCGCCTTGCCAGCGCTAGCCGGCGGAGGGGTAGAAATAGCTTCCGCTTGCGAGTCGATATGCTCCTGCATCCAGTCGGGCACGTCATCGACCACCAGCTGCTCGGCCGGCGCCGCCGGCATGCGCAGCTTTGCGGTCCAGGCGATCACTTCATCTTGAGTGGCACCGCCCGTGACCAGGTCAGCTATATCCCAGCCGTCCGCCACCTCACCTGGTGCGGGGATGTCCACGAAGTACGTAGAGCAGCCCTGCTCGGCCAAAATCGCGGCAATGCCCACCATTGCCTTCATGCCAGGCTGTTCGCACTCGGGCATAAGTTCGCCGGCGCTGGCGTGACCTTCCTTGTAGCGCTTAGCATCGGCGTCGGCCCACAGGATAACGTCGCGATCGCGGATCCCGCTCCAGTCCGCCTTTTTCCAGGCATTGCTGCCACCGGGCCACGAAATGACTTCCAGGGCATCACCGAGCGCGCCCGCACCGCTGTCGCGGCACTTCTCCCCCTCGACGATGAGTGCAGGTACGTCCGGCCGGTGCGGTCCGCGGAGGTACAGCGGGCGCGGCTCCGGGAACGCGATCCAGTGCCATTGGCGCAAACCAGTATCAGCGTGCTTTGTGAATACGCACGGCATCACTTCCTTGCCTACGCCATCCGAGCGCAGGAAGCGATAGATCACGCCAAGGAGCCGCCCCTCCGTATCCTGATACTCCCACAACGCTTCAGGCTTACCGCGCCGATAGTGCACCTTCGGATACTCGCCCGCGCCCTCGGGGACCGGCAATATCGGCGTCCAAGGGCTGCGTGATTTCTTCTCGGCAGGTGCCTGCACCCCTTTGTCCGCTTGCGCAAGCGCGGGGTTAACCGGGGTGGGCTTTACCAAAGGCGAAGCTTTGGCCCCGCCCTTGCGGTAATTCGGCGAGTCGGTGAGTTGAATGTTGTACTTGGCCGCGAGTTCGGCACAGGCCTTGCCAGGGCTGAGTCCAGTGATAAAAACGTAGAGCGATATCAGGTCACCGCCGGCTGCGCCGTCAGCAGAAAAATCGGACCAAACGCCGGCCTTCTCCCCGACTAGACGGATGCGGAGTGACTGGCCCGCTTCGCCATTTCGCGACCCAATGCAGAACTCGTTACCCTCGCGGACGCCGTTCTTGAACCACTCACTCAGCAGATTGTCGATGTCATCTAGCGCTGCGCGGCCGACCGTAGTGAAATCGTCGAGCGTCACGTGCTACGCCTTCTGGTCAACAACTAGGGCTGTCTTGTGCGCGACGCGCGCGTCGCCCTGCAAGGACGGAATGGACATGTAGTCAAACGCGCCCTCACGCATCGCCTGCAGGCGGGGCTTTCCACTTGCGGCCATCGGTCGCCACGGCTGGGTATAGGGCGGCGCTACAAGCGTAAGCTGCACCGATGGCGTCGCGTCGAGAGGTTCTCCGAGGCGCTTCTTGCCGTCATCGGAAATAAAGAAAACCTGGTCGCGCAGGAACGCCTGGCGACGGATTGTGAGATGCCGGATCTCATGGTGGAACATGTGTAATGACATGTCCCAGCCCAGAGCTTTCAGCCAGTCGGCGGCCGTGGCGCCACCGCCTGTGTCATACAGCTTCCTCAGGGCGAGGTACGCCCGGGTTCCGGCGCGTGGACCATCCAAAGGGTTCCTCATAGGATGCTTTCTGGCCGGCCAGCGTTGGGGCAGTAGACGCGCACGGTCAAGGCGAGAAGTTCCTGAAGGGCCTTGTGCAAGCGCGCCCCGTCCGCTTCCAATACTTTCCGCTCGCCTTTGTCGACGACGTCGTCGGCTGTCGCTTCGGAGAAGTCCTTGGAGAACTGGCCGAGCTCTTTGTAAAGCTCCTGGAACTTGTGCATAAGGACTTCATTTTTACTGTCCGGATCGATCGCT